TCAAAAAAGGAATACTGAAAATGATCCTGTTGTTGGCGGGTAACGTTGACAAAGAGAACTCGGAGATCATCTTGAAGTGCCATAGCCATGTCAGCTTTCTTAGCAGGTTCCATATACTGAGCGTTTTCATGGAGTTGACAATAATACTTAGCAAACCAAGTCTTGCCATGGTTACCAGCAGGGTCCACAATAAAAACAATTTCACGGTCATGAGGAGGGAGCTTGAGATAGTCATATAGATCTTGCTGCCATTCGTAGAGCGGCAGAGGATCAACTTCAGGGCGAGGAGTATTGTCAGATACATATTCCATAACATATCGAGGATACTTAGCGCAAACTTCAGCGAATTCTTCTCGGAGTCGCTTCTTGTCGAGCACGCCGGACTTCACAGCTGCTTGGAAATCAGCAAGATCAGACCGAGCACCCTTTTTAGCTGGGATTTCACCAAACTCTTCAATGCCTACTCCCCCTTTAGTACAGTAGTCGCGATTTTGTTGAGGGGAACCTTTACAAACTTCAAGATGGGCCCTGTCGCCAACCACCTTCTTAGCGGCAGTGAGGTACGTACGCTTCGGGAAAACGACGAAGCCTTGCAAATGCGAGGTGCCCGATTCACCAACTTCTTGAGAGAATACGAGGTACTTAACTTTCCCATCGGGGAATAATGACCGAAGACGAATCAAATCATCATCAACGAAATTGTTGAGAGTGAAACAGAAATTACGAGCTTGAGACATGATGCCAAAATTATGAGAACAAGACACAAGACAAGGTGGGGGTAATACTGCTCCCCACCTCGTTGTCTTGTCCACGTCTGAGTAAACTGTGTAGATTTCGTACTGGTGTCATAAATAAGACTTTCTAAGAAAGCTCATAAATTTGATGCCAAGCAAAAATGAAACGTGTAATTCGTTCTACTCGTCGTTTCGCGCGAAAGCGAGCGAAATATTCTCGTGCGCGTGCCGCCTCTACTATTCAAAGACGATGGCGCCAAAAGAAGACGCGGAGTTACAAAAATCGGCTCGTGAAACAAGAGCAACGAAAATGGCTCGTGTGTCAGAAAGACTATGCATTGGAACAAATCAAGCAGCAGACGCTAGGAGGAATTCCAGTCATATTCCCAGATGCTAATTACTTAGGTAATGGCTTTGGGGATACTTTAATCCGACCTGGAGGACGAACCAAGTCCCGGATCTTCGTGAAAGGAATTCAACTTCAAGCTACGTTTGAATGTTGCCTTGAATATCCAATGATATTGAATGTCGCAGTTGTACAGCCTAAGCCTACAGATTACGACACTCTCGTTGAACTCAAGACTGATTTCTTCAACAATCGCCTTGAAAGCGCAGCCGATGGAGACAAGAACTTCACCAATGACACGTCGACGTATCAACCGGGAATGAACTGGGACACGATCAATACAGACAAGCTTAATGTATTGACACGATTCACGAAACAGTTACAGCCGCAATCTTACACTTACGCGGAATTGAACACAACTACAGCTGAGACTACGACAGGTGTGGCTAATACAGTTAACGGTCCTGCTCAATGTTATCGCATGAATAAGTTTTTCCCTTTGAATTCGTATTTCGAATTTAAAACACCTCAAGGCAACTATCCTACGCATCCAATCTTCTTTATTTATTGGATGACCCAGTCAGTTCCTGCTTTCTTCGGACAGACAGCAGACAAGAACGTATGTTGCATTTACAAACGCACCACCGTCCTCTACAAAGAGTAGCAGAGATACGGTCGCCGGGCTACCGCCCTAATGCTCCCTTAATTTAACTGTTAGTAGTTGGATTAATTAATTAATTTAGAGTAACTATCTTATAACGATCAGCAGATAGTAGAGTCATGTCGGGTTCCTGATTCATTAGAACGACGATGTGAGTAGGTTTAAAGTAACGCATTCGGGACTCATACTTGGGACTGAAAACCATTCCGTCTTTGACAGATTCAAAAAAGGAATACTGAAAATGATCCTGTTGTTGGCGGGTAACGTTGACAAAGAGAACTCGGAGATCATCTTGAAGTGCCATAGCCATGTCAGCTTTC